AGTAGTGTACCCTTGACATTATATATAAACATTCACGAGTTTGAACACTATTAAGCGATGGCGCACCAACTTGGAGAGATAGTAAGGCAGTTTGCTGCAAGGGTCAGAACCTGCAACAACCCAGAGCTAGGTAGAGACTTGTTGTCTGACATAACTGTAGCTAGACATAATTATTTTGCTCAGGAATTCTGTTACAGTATTGGCATAGAATATCGAAATGATGTACCTGCTCTGGATATTGTGATGGAGATGGTTCCTGATTTTAACCCAGCACAAATCCGGGTACCTAATATAACACCCGACAATTACTATAGAGATGGCAATAAAATTTACATAATAGATTTTAAAGTTTCTGTTAGTGATGAATCAGGGAATCACACTTTTAAGAAATACAACACATTGTTTGGAGACATTTTTGATCAATTAGGGGTGGAATATGAAGTTGTTATTATTAGAATGGATCCCAGCTCCATGCATCTACATATATCGTCAGATAACTTTGCTAACATCTTTCCCAATGTAATTCTGAATCTGGACTTCTCTTGGTACTTTAGACTTAAAGATGAACTATATGAAAGGTTCAGAGACAATGAAGAATTTATGGAGCTTGTAGCTCATGGTGAGTTCACCCCAACAATCCCTTGGGTCAATGAAGAGACTGCTGAATTATTTGACCATCCAGTATTTGTAGACTTCATGAATTCTATGGGCCCAGAAGCAAGAAACGATTTCTTCCAAGCGCTCAACTATAATGCCTTTCAAGCAGACAAATGGAATGATTTGTTGCATATATTTATACGTAAGTATAGCATGAAATACAAGGATTTCTTAAAAGAAATGTCGCGGAAAGTTTTTATGGCAGATGAAAATTATAACAAACCAAGCAGGCTAGAAATCCAAAAGGGCTGGGCTGAAATGATAGAAAGAGTTAGGGATACTAGAAACATGGTTACAGATATACATAAACAGAAACCAAGCATCCACTTCATATGGTCACCTCATGATAGCACTAAGCCCCAAGAAAATAATGCTAAGATATTGGAGCTATCTGGTGCTCTACAGAGAATAAAAGACACAGACCCTATGAGCACAGCATTCAAATACATTGGTAAGTTGATGGATTTTAGTTCCGATATCAACGCATATGAGCAATTTTGTTCCAAATTAAAAAGGGATGCTAGAAGTACCCCAAAGCAAAAGAGCACTCCGATTAACCCCATAAAGATAGGTCCATGCACAGTGCTATGGGAACAGCAGTTCAAAATGGATACAGATGTGATACCTAAAGAAATACGATTAAGATTCTTGAAAGAATTCTGTGGGATAGGTAATCATAAACAATTTAAAAATAGGATGCTAGACGATCTAGACTTAGAGAAACCCCAAATACTAGATTTCTCTGACTTAAATATTCAAAGGAATGCAAATTTAATGTTCCAAGACACAAAATCTATGATGTCTAAAACATCCGGATTACAGAAAATAGGTAATGTTTTGGAAGAATTCAGGGATAAAATAGAGGGAGCTAACGAGAAAACATGGTCGCATATAGAGTATATAGCTCAAAGCAGATTCTGGCAAGCAATCAATGATTTCTCTGTTATAGTTAAGAATATCTTATCGGTGTCACAATATAATAAGCATAACACATTTAGAGTAGTTGCTAGTGCAAATAACAGATTTTTTGGTCTAGTGTACCCCTCAGCAAGTATTCAATCTAAGAAATCAACTGTGGTGTTTTCAACAATTTGTCTACATAAGGATTCAAAGGATGTATTGAAATGCGGGGCATTGTATAAAACATACAAAATAGGAGACCAATACATATCTATATCTAAAGCTATTCGTTTAGATAAAGAGAGATGCCAGAGGTTAGTCACAGCTCCTGGAATTTTCATGTTAACCACACTATTGTTGAAAGGGGATACAGAAATAGACTTAGATGAGATCATGGCTTTCTCATTTTTCACCTCACTATCTATAACAAAAAGTATGCTCTCACTAACAGAGCCATCTAGGTATATGATAATGAACTCGTTGGCAGTGAGCAGCCATGTCCGAGAATATATAGCCGAAAAGTTTTCTCCATATACAAAAACCTTATTCTCAGTTTATATGACAGAATTGATCCACAAAGGCTGCATGTCAGCAAACAACCAACGGTCTAAGATATCTGTGAAAAATGTTTTCCTCAATGAATATGAAATAACTCAAAAAGGGGTTTCAGAAGATCGCGATCTAGAATCAATCTGGTTTCCAGGACATGTAAATCTCAAGGAATATATCAATCAAGTGTATCTCCCCTTTTACTTCAATGCTAAAGGGTTACATAATAAGCATCATGTTATGATAGACTTAGCTAAGACAGTTTTAGAAATTGAACTAGAACAAAGAGAGCAACTGCCCAACCCATGGGGCAAAGATTTCCAGAAACAATCTGTGAACCTAGAAATATTGATCTATTCGATAGCAAAGATGCTGAACAATGATACATCTAAGCATAATCATCTAAGAAGCAGGATTGAGAATAGGAACAACTTCAAGAGGTCACTGGCAAGCATATCGACATTCACTAGCTCGAAGTCATGCATAAAAGTGGGGGATTTCTCGGAGCACAAAACAAAAACTGTCAAAAGATTAAAGAAAATACAGGAAAAAGATGCAAAAAAGACAAGGATAGCAAATACAGAGTTTGTTGCAGAAGAAGACAGAGATCTAGAAATAGCACACAGCACTTACCTTGACCTCGTTAAATCTGTGCCGGAATACACAGACTATATATCCACTAAGGTATTTGACAGGTTGTATGAGAAGTTTAAAACTGGGGAATTTGAGGATAAGCCAGCAATTGAGATAATTATGGACGTGATGAAAGGGCATAAAGATTTCAAATTCTGCTTTTTCAATAAAGGACAAAAAACAGCAAAGGATAGAGAAATTTTTGTTGGAGAATTAGAAGCTAAACTATGCTTGTACTGTGTTGAAAGAATTGCAAAGGAACGGTGCAAATTGAATCCAGAGGAAATGATATCAGAACCAGGAGATGGAAAACTAAAGAAATTAGAAATTAATTCAGAAAGTGAACTTAGGTATCTCATTGAGATGACGAGACGAGAAATGTCAAAGGAAGAAGAATTCGTAGAAACATTTTCCAAGGAACCTAAGGGGGTGAAAATAGAAATAAATGCAGATATGTCTAAATGGAGTGCACAAGATGTATTTTTCAAATACTTCTGGTTAATAGTTTTAGATCCTATATTGTATCCATATGAGAAACAAAGAATATTGTATTTCTTTTGCAATTATATGGATAAAGAACTAATATTACCAGACGAAATGATGTGTTCGCTACTTGATCAGAAAGCAGAGAGAGAAAATGATATTATTAGGCAAATGACAAATAATTTCCACACGAATACTGTAAATATTAGAAGAAATTGGTTACAAGGCAATTTGAACTACACTTCTAGCTATATCCACAGTTGCTCTATGATGGTCTTCAGGGACATTGTTAAGGATGCGACAGAATTACTGGAGGGTAATTGTAATGTTAACAGTATGGTGCATTCTGATGACAATCAGACATCAGTAATAATAATACAGGATAAACTCAGCAATGACTGTATCATCCATTATATATGTGATTTATTTGAAGCCTGCTGCTTAACATTTGGAAATCAAGCAAACATGAAGAAAACATATATTACAAACAATATAAAGGAATTTGTCAGCTTATTCAATATATATGGTGAGCCATTTTCTGTCTTTGGAAGGTTCTTATTGCCAGCTGTAGGAGACTGTGCATACATTGGGCCATACGAAGATATGGCTAGTAGGCTGTCAGCAACACAAACAGCAATAAAGCATGGCTGTCCTCCCAGTTTGGCATGGGTGAGTATAGCATTAAACCATTGGATAACATTCAACACTTATAATATGTTACCAGGCCAAGTGAATGACCCAACCAGAATCTTTTATTGCGATAGAGATGAGCTGCCAATCGAATTGTGTGGGATCTTGAAAGCAGATCTCTCAACTATTGCATTAATTGGACTTGAAGCAGGAAACATTTCCTTCTTGACAAATTTACTGAGAAGAATGTCTCCCCCACAGCTGATTAAAGAGTCTGTGCAGAGTCAATGCAATAATATAGAGTTTTGGGATTTAACTAAGCTTACTAGAATGGAGATAGTAAAACTAAAAATACTAAGATACATTGTCTTGGACACAGACATTACTGGCGACAATACAATGGGGGAAACCAGTGACATGAGGAGCAGATCTATTATAACACCAAGGAAATTTACAACACTGTCGTCATTGACCCGTTTAGTATCTTACAACGATTATCAAGAGATAACCCAAAGTAAAGAAGAATTCGACAACTTACTAGAAGACATGCTAGAGCATCAGGAATTGTTAGTGACAAAGGGAGAATGTCCTGAAGATTTTATAAAAACAATCCTTTTCAGATACAACTCAAAGAAGTTTAAAGAATCATTATCAATACAGAGTCCAACTCAATTATTTGTAGAGCAAATTCTGTTTTCTAATAAACCAATTATAGACTATTCCGGGATCAGGGATAAATATATAGGGTTATTGGATATGCCACAAGTTCAAGAAAGCGACACAATTATTGGCAAGAAGACTATACCAGAAGCATTTGAAACACTCAGCAAAGATCTAGATAAATTTGAGCTAGATGTTGATGATGTAAAACTTGTTTATTCCTTCTGCATCCTAAATGACCCCTTGAATACAACTGCCTGCAATGCAATTCTTCTGTCACAAGTCCAATCCTTAATGGATAGGACAAGTATGTCAGCAGTAACTATGCCTGAGTTTAGAAACATGAAACTTATTAGATATTCTCCAGCACTTGTTCTCAGGGCTTATCTCCATGGCACATATAATCTTGGAGGTGCAACAGAAGAAGGCATGAAAAGAGATCTATATCATCTGGAGGAATTCATAAATCAGACAGGGATCCTGCAGAAAGTTGAAGACAGAATTAGGGAGCACGAGACTAGGATTGCTGAGAGAGATTTATTATTTGAGATTAGAGAAAGGACAAAATTCTTACAGACATGCTATGATTATATAAAATCTACAGAACATAGAGTCAAAGTCTTTATCTTGCCATGCAAAGCTTATACAGCATTTGATTTCTGTGCAACCATACATGGAAACTTGATCAAAGATAAAGGGTGGTACTCTGTTCATTACCTCAAACAGATTGTCTCTGGCACCGCAAAGGCTATTGTAAGTCAGAATCCAGCAAGTGAGCAAATAAATATGGACGAATGTTTTAAATTATTGGCACATTTCTCAGACACATTCATTGAGCCATCTTCCAGACTGAAATTCGCTAGACGAATAATTGAAGAGTACACATATAAGAATATTCCAGTCAAAAAACTCTATGATATGCTTGTCAAAGATCCAAACAAAAGGCAGCATTTCATGCCATTATTATACCACTTAAATGAGTTAAAGCAATCAGATTTGGACAAATTCGATGCCAATAAAACAAATGAAAGAGTTAGTTGGAATGACTGGCAAGTAAATAGGGATATGAGTACTGGCATCATAGATTTAACAATAAAAGGCTACATGAGATCAATCAGGATAAAAGGGGAAGATGACAGACTAGAGATAGCTGAGTTGCAGCTTGTTATAGGTGACAACACTTCTGTGGAGAGTCATGGCAGGAAGCTTTTAAATACAAGGCATAACTTGAAATTAGAGCGCATGCAAATCCATAAATTCTTAGAGCAAGGAATGTATTACATTTGTTGGCAAAGGAGGAATAAATACACATACACTTATCAGATATTACTAGCTGAAATAATAGAGAATAGAAATAGACAACCGGTGTCTTTGATAAGTGGAAGAGCAAACCTTCTCAATCCTGTATGCCCTGTAATAGTAAGCAGGTCGCCTTCTATGGAGAAGATCAGATTGACAGCATTGAGGTATTTGAACCCTGAAGCAGAATTGTCAAAACTAAAAATCACGCAGAATGAATTTGCAACAACAAGAAGATGTCACTTCTCTAAAATGCCGTTCTTCTATGGGGGTGATTTTACAGTAGGTAACATAAATATAAATAAATTGATGTCAACACCGAGCTTGCTAAATGTTAACTATGCATCCCTATGCCAAACTCCCCTGATAACTTTAGCACAAATATTCCAGTGTGATGGCCAAACTGAAGAAGTGGATGAATTTGAATTTCTCTCTGACGAGACACTGGAAGAGATTGACACAGCTCCGGTTAATGCTATCCCATTTTTCAATGTTAGTTTCCCGACTCGATCGAAAAAAGGGTACACTTATAAGCAAGCTTTACAACAGGCATTGAGTGCAGGATTAGAAGAGATGGAAAGAGAATTTGATTTTACTGGCCAAGGATATTTCTCGCCAAAAAATATAGGTGTAATATCATTTATGATAGGATTGGTCAATAGATTAAACACGAACGAATGGTCTACAGTTTTAGTCAAATGTATTCATATGTCATTCTTCAACAATAAAAAAGACAGGGTATTCCACCTCTTTAAAATACCAAAAGTGTTCATCAAAGATCCGATAGGAGAAATCATTGATTGGAATAAGGCTAGAGAATTCCTAATGGGGATAAGGCCCAAGGATGAAACTAATCATTGGGGCCAAATGTTCAGCCATTTCAAACAAAAATGCTTGAATGCCATAGACTTAGAAATTAAAATGGAAGGTACATCATGGGGAGATATGTTAGACATGATAGATGAATTTAAAGATGAAGAAATGTTCCATTTCGAATAATACTCAAATTCAGTCAATATTTAACAATGATGCTTTAATACACACATTGTG